GGGTATAGGGGTTATGTAATGAACAGACCTGACAAGCAGACACATAAGCTATCTAAGACCGAATTAGAGCTTGGTGGAATACCTAACTCATCTGAGGATGTTAAGCAGGCTCACGCGGCAGCTATTGAGTCTTATATTGAGGAGTATGTTGGTTTAGATAGCGAAGGAACTTATAGAGATTCTGATTCGATGGGTTCTATGTACTTTACTAGGACATTAGAAGATTGGGCTCGATTTGATATTAATAATAGAACAAAACACGATGCCTCCATCAGTTCAGGTTTAGCTATTATGGCTACACGCAAGTATATGTTTACACCTGAGAAGAAGGAATCAAAAATAAGTATTAAATTTGTAAAATACGATAATCGTGGAAACAGAAGCGAAATAATAAAATAATGGAGAAACCACAAGTTTTAATTTCCCAAAGGCCGTTCCCGAATCAGATGGCTACCGACGAAGAGAAAGCTACTTTCGAGTACGGTCTTAAGGTAGCAAAGTCTATTGAGGGTGAGTGGTTCAAAAGAAAAGCAAATTCGTGTAGGTTCTATCATCAGTGGGGGGAATTCCACCGATTGAGGCTATACGCAAGAGGAGAGCAGCCAATTCAGAAATACAAAGATGAATTGTCTATTAACGGAGATATGTCTATGTTAAACTTAGACTGGTCTCCTATTTCCATTATTCCCAAGTTCGTAGACCTTGTTGTAAACGGTATGTCTGAGCGTCCTTATGCTATCAAGGCAGAGGCACAAGACGTTATGTCGGCTGAGAAAAAGAATATCTTCCAGGATATGATCGAGGCTGATATGGTGGCAAAAGACTTCCTTCAGTTAACTAAAGATGAGTTTGGTGTTGATGCATTTAATGTTGATCCAAACGAACTTCCTGAGAACGACGAAGAGTTGTCTTTATACATGCAGTTAAAATACAAACCAAGTATTGAGATCGCAGAAGAGGTAGCTATTGATACATTGCTCAAGATGAACGACTATGAGCATATCAAGAAGTTATATGACTATGACGTTACCACTATCGGTATTGGAGCTGTGAGACACACATTCTTAGTAAACGATGGTGTTAAGGTTGACTATGTTGACCCGGCTAACATGATCTACAGTTATACTGAGAAGAACGATTTCTCTGACTGTTATTATTTTGGTGAGGTTAAGATGGTTCACTATACTGAGCTACTTAAAATTGATCCTACACTTACAGACGAGCAACTTCAAGAAATTAGAAACGCTAGTTCTGCATGGTATGATTACTTCCCTATTGTAAGAAATTACCAAGACGACTCATTCTTAAATGAGGTCGTTACATTATTATACTTCAACTACAAAACTGACAAACGTTTTGTATGGAAAAAGAAATTACTTGAGAACGGAGGAGAAAGAGTTATTCGTAAGGATGAGTCATTTAACCCAATCATAGAAGATGGAATGCTATACGAAAGAGTAGAGGCAGTTCGTGATGTTTGGTATGATGGTATTCTTGTTGGAGGTTCAAATATCCTTGTCAAGTGGGAGATGATGAAAAACATGGTTAGACCTAAGTCAGCTACTCAAAAAGCGCTTCCTAACTATGTGGTACATGCTCCAAGAATGTATAAAGGAAACATCGAGTCTTTGGTTAGACGTATGATTCCATTTGCTGATCAGATCCAATTAACACACCTTAAGTTGCAACAAGTCATGGCACGAGTTGTTCCTGATGGTGTATTTATCGATGCCGATGGTATTAATGAGGTTGACTTAGGTACAGGTGCAGCATACAACCCGGAGGATGCATTGAAGCTATACTTCCAAACAGGTAGTGTTATCGGACGTAGTTATACTCAAGAAGGTGAGTTTAACAATGCGCGTATTCCTATCCAAGAGTTAAATACTAACTCAGGTCAAGGTAAGATGGCTGCATTGATTGGTAACTACAACCACTACTTAAATATGATCCGCGATGTGACAGGTATCAATGAGGCTAGAGATGCATCTACCCCTCATCCTGATGCATTGGTAGGTGTTCAGAAATTGGCTGCATTAAATTCAAACACAGCGACTAGACATATCCTTGAGTCAGGATTATACACTACTAAACGATTAGCTGATTGTTTATCAGTTCGTATAGCTGACGTATTAGAATACTCTGACTTTGCAGAAGAATTTGCTATGCAGATTGGTAAGTATAATGTAGCTATCTTAGATGATATTAAAGACTTATATCTTCATGACTTTGGTATCTTTATTGACCTTGCTCCAGATGAGGAACAGAGAGCTCAGCTTGAGGCAAATATTCAGATATCACTTCAACAACAAACGATTGACCTAGAGGATGCTATTGACATTAGAATGATCAATAATATCAAGTTGGCCAACGAGATGCTTAAAGTTAAACGTAAGCGTCGAATGGAACAACAGCAGAAACAAAAAGAGATGGAGTTCCAAATGCAAATGCAATCGAACATCCAATCTCAACAGGCTGCGTCTGAACAGAAAGCACAACTTATCCAATTGGAAGCTCAATCCAAGATCCAACTTAAACAAGCTGAAGCTCAATATAGAATTCAAGAGATGCAGGCAGAGGTTGAACTTAAGCGTCAATTAATGGATGTAGAGTTCCAATACAACATGCAATTAAAAGGCATGGAAGGTCAGGTTATCAAGGAAAGAGATATGGATAAAGAGAAGGCAAAAGACAAACGAGTTGACTTGCAAGCTACACGCCAATCTGAGTTAATTAATCAAAGACAAAACAATTTACCTCCTAAGAATTTCGAGAGTACTGAGGATAGTCTTGATGGATTTGACTTAGAGTCTTTTGGACCAAAATAGACGTAAGTAAATAATACTTAACTTTGTAACAATTAAATCTAATTATAATGAGTGAATTTACAGTAAGAACAGTTGACTACGAAGAGAAGTCGCTAGCAGAAAAAGAGACAGAATTATTAAAGGCGCATGAAGAGCAATCGGAGGAAACTCCAGTAATTGATCTTTCAAATGTTGAAACACCAACAGATGCACCTATAGAAACACCTCCGGCAAACGAGCCGGTTGAATTAGACGAATCTAGTGTTGTATCTTACCTAGGTAAGAGATGGAATAGAGAGATTAACTCTTTAGATGATTTAGCTGAGCAACGTTCTGCTAATGAAGATCTACCTGAGGATGTTTCTGCATTCCTTAAATACAAGAAAGAAACTGGACGTGGTATTGAAGACTTTATCAATTTGAATAGAGACTACAACACCATGGATCAGGATACTTTGCTTCTTGAATATAATCGAGAACAAAACAAAGGATTAGACTTAGATGATGTAAAGTTTGAGTTAGAGACTAGGTTTGGTTACGATGAAGATTTTGATGACGAAAAGGAAATCAAGAAAAAACAAGTAGCAAAGAAAAAAGAGCTTGCTAAAGCTAAGGAGTATTTTAATCAACTGAAGGATCAGTACAAGGTTCCGCTTGAGTCAAGGGAGACCTTTGTTCCACAAGAAGAAAGAGATGCATACTCTGCTTACAAGAAACAAATAGAGTCTGGAGCTGAAGCCCAGGAAGACCAAGCAAAGAAGTCGAAGTATTTTGCTGACAAAACAAATGAGTTATTCTCTGATAAATTCGAAGGTTTCGGATTCAACATTGATGAGAATAAGAAAGTTGTTTACACACCAGCAGATGCCAAGTCTTTGATTCAAGAACAATCTAACTTATCGAACTTTGTAAATAAGTTCTTAAATGAAGAAGGTTACTTGAAAGATGCGGAAGTATTCCATAGAGCGATTGCTGTAGCCTCAAACCCTGAGAAATTTGCTAAGTTCTTCTATGAGAAGGGTAAAGCAGAGGCAGTTGATGGGATTGCTAAAGAATCAAAAAATATTGATATGGTTCGACAAGCACCCCAAGTAACTAACAAATCTGAGGGTATGCAGGTTAGAGCGTCTGAACCAAGTGGTTTTGGTAATAGATTAGTTATTAAAAGTAAAAATAAAAACTAGAAAAAATGGCTGGTATTTTAGCAGGCACTCCTGGGGTAAGTTTAACTCCAAGTGCACAAAAAATCGCTGTAGCTGATAACTACATGACCGATTTCAATTTCTTAAATCAATTTCTTCCTGACACTTACGAGCAGGAATTCGAGCGTTACGGTAACCGTTCTATCGCATCTTTCTTGCGTATGGTTGGTGCTGAGCTTCCTACAAACTCTGACTTAATCAAATGGGCAGAACAAGGTCGTTTACACACAAAGTACACTACAGTTACTCCTGTTAGTGCTACTGGTGGTGATGGTACTGTTACATTTGATATCGGTACAGCTGTTTGTGTATTCCGATTAGGTCAAACTGTATTCTTATCTAACAACGGTGGTGCTACATCTTACAAAGGTGTTGTTACAGCATCTCCTGCTGGTGGTGATGCAACTCGTTTTACAGTTGCTTTGTACAATGCATCTGGTATTGCTGCTGGTGATACAAGTGCTACATTCACTGCATTTGTTTATGGATCTGAGTTCCAAAAAGGAACAAATGGAATGCAAGGTTCTTTGGAGGCTCAAGATGTATTCTTCGACGTTAAACCAATCATCATCAAAGATAAATACGCAGTATCAGGATCTGATATGGCGCAAATCGGATGGGTTGAAATAACAACTGAGAACGGAGCTACAGGATACCTTTGGTATATGAAGTCTGAGCATGAGACTCGTTTACGTTATGAGGATTACTTAGAGATGGCAATGGTAGAAGGTGTTCCTGCTGAAGCAGCATCTGCTGCATTAGCTCAATTATCTCCTGCAAGTTCAACAACGTTCGCTGGACAAGGACCTGCATCTACTGCTGCTGGTACTAAAGGTTTATTCTACGAAGTAGAGAACCGTGGTAACGTTTGGTCTGGTGGTATTCCATCTGCATTGTCTGACTTCGACACAATCGTACAACGTTTAGACAAACAAGGAGCTATCGCTGAGAACACATTGTTCATCAACCGTCAGTTCTCTTTCGATATCGACGATATGTTGGCTGCACAAAACTCTTACGGAGCAGGTGGTACGTCTTACGGATTGTTTGATAACGATGAGCAAATGGCATTGAACTTAGGTTTCACTAGCTTCCGTCGTGGATATGACTTCTACAAAACAGACTGGAAATACTTGAACGACGCGACTCTTCGTGGTGGTTTAGTAGGTGGAAACATTAACGGTATCTTAGTTCCTGCTGGAACAATGAACGTTTATGACCAAGTTCTTGGTAAAAATGCAAAACGTCCATTCTTACACGTTCGTTACCGTGCTTCTGAATCTGAAAACCGTCGTTACAAAACATGGATGACAGGATCAGCAGGTGGTGCACAAACAAGTGACCTAGATGCAATGGAGGTTAACTTCTTGTCAGAGCGTGCGCTTTGTACATTAGGAGCTAACAACTTCTTCATCTTCAAATAAGAAGAACAAATCAGAGAGGGGCAGCAGTGTCCCTCTCTATTTTTTATTGTAAATTAAATTATATCAAATGAAAAGAGTAAAACTAGAATCAAAAGATCGCACCTATCTATTAACAGGTGATTCAGCCCCATTAACTTATTTTATCTTATCTCGCGACACAAAGCGAAAGAGATTACTTTACTTCGATGAAGAAGAAGGAGTCAATTTTACATTAAGATATGCAAGAAATCAAAAGAGTCCATTCGAACATGAGCAAGATGCAAATGCAATCTTAGAACCAATCGTATTTGAAGATGGAGTTTTAACAGTTCCAAGAACAAACCCAGTGCTTCAAGAGTTCTTACATTACCACCCTGGTAATGGAAATGAATTTTATGAATTTGACTCTGAAAAAGATGCTCAAGAGTATGTTGAGGAATTGGTATCAGAAATCGATGCATTAATTGCAGTTCGTGATTTGTCAAATAATGACTTTGGTAAATTAGAAGCCATCGCTCGATTGGTATTACATGGAAATGTAGACAAGATGAGTTCAGCTGAGATTAAACGTGATATGATGTTATTTGCTAAGCGTTACCCTCAAGACTTCATGGAAGCATTAGATGATCCATCATTGACAATTAACAATATTGCATTCAAAGCAATCTCAGAAGGATACTTGACATTCAGAAATGGCAAGGACATATACTACAACTTAAAAGATAATAAGAAGCGTTTATTGACTGTTCCGTTTGGAGAAGACCATATCTATGTGTTGGCTTCATTCTTACAGTCTAATGAAGGATTAGAGTTGTACAAGTTCTTGGAAGAAAAGATTTCCAATAATTAGTATATTTGTACTTTATAAACCCATTAATTTTTAAGACATGGAAAAATTTTTAAGTATCCCCGTAACAAATGAGCAAAATCAATTGTTATCTGCAACAGGTATTGTTTTAATTGAGCAAGAGTCAACAACAACTGTTCACGTTCACTACAAAGCAAGTACAGCAACTGACGTTGTAACAATTACACACGCAACAGCACCTGCAGGAAATGAGACAATGCGTGATGCAATTCAAAATGCACTTATTGGCGCATTGCAAACACCATGGACGGCTGTAGCATATGAAGTGAATAACCTTCCTTTTGCTGTATCTGGTATTACTATTGCTTAATATTAGCAACCTACTACTGAGAAGGCACTTTTTAATCGAAGTGCCTTTTTTTATTTATCTTTGTAAAAAGCAGACACATGATTAATGATGTTCGAAATATCGTTTTATCCATACTAAACAAAGAGAATAGAGGCTATGTGACTCCTATGGAGTTCAATCTATATGCCAAGCAAGCTCAGTTAGATATATTTGAGAATTATACCTTCTTGTATAGCAACGCGATCAATAAGCAGAACGCTCGAATGCATGGAGAGGGATATACCGACATTCCAAAAAACATAGGTGAAGTAATTGACTCTTTTTCAGAGAAAACTGCATTGTCTTACTCTAGTCCATATTTCATACCACCACCTGATTATTACTTCTTAGATAAATTGCTTTATCTTAATAATAAGGAAATAGAGAAGGTTAGTCATAGAAAAATAAACTACTTATTGAGTTCTAATCTTACAGCGCCTAGTGTTTCTTATCCTGTATATACATTAGAAAATAATGGTATAGTTGTTTATCCAACAACAATTCAAGGTAATGTTACAGCTCAATACATTAGATATCCAGAGGATCCAAATTGGACTTATAACACTATAGGTAATGGTGAGCCAGTATTTAGTGCATCTGCATCAGGATATAAAGACTTTGAGCTACCAAACAGTGACTTTGCTAATTTGGTTGTAAAGATTTTATACTATGCCGGTGTTCAGATTAGAGAAGCAGATGTAGCACAAGCTGCAAAAAGCGAAGAGGTACAAGACGCACAACAAAAACAATAATAGATGGCTTACATTAGTAATTATCAGTACTATACAAATAATGGAAATGTTCCTGAAGATGCAAACTGGGGATCATACCAGTATGTAAGCTTGGCTGACATTATAAATAACTTCATCCTTATGTATGTAGGGAATGATAAGTTAGTTAACAATGTTGATCGCTGGACAATCTTGTTTCATGCCAAGAGAGCAATTCAAGAGTTAAACTATGATGCATTAAGAAACATTAAGGTTCTTGAGTTTGAGATGGGTGACAACTTGAAGTTGGTTATGCCACCTGACTATATCAATTATGTTAGGATCTCAATGCTTCGTCAAGGAGTTCTATTAGAATTGTCTGAAAACAGATCAGTGATGTCTTCTACTGCATACCTACAAGACAACCAAGGTGACATCGTGTTTGACTCAAATGGTAATGTAGTTGTAGGTCAGTCAAAACTTGACATTTTAAACCAAGAGCAACACTTATACACCGGTACTGGCCCATACAACGGATCATACGGATGGAACTATGATGGCAATTGGTATTTTGGCTATAACATTGGTGGACGTTTTGGGATGGACCCATCCTACGCGAACTCAAACCCTAAGTTCACAATCAACAAAGCAGCCGGTGTAATTGACTTTTCATCAGGCGTTAAAAACTCATTCATCGTTTTGGAATACATTTCAGACGGAATGGAGAACGGAGATGACAGCTTAATCACTATAAACAAGTTAGCTGAGGAGTACATATACAACTACCTTAAGTGGGCATTGTTAAGCAATAAATATGGTGTACAAGAGTACATTGTAAATAGAGTTAAGAAAGAGAAGACAGCTTCACTTAGAAATACAAAGATTAGATTAAGTAACCTACATCCTGCTAGACTTCTTATGAGTCTTAGAGGCAAGGATAAATGGATTAAATAACTATGGCTGAAATAGAAAAAAAGTTCTTATCCGGTAGGATGAATAAAGACGTGGACAAACGTCTTGTTGGTGATGGAGAGTATTTGGATGCTGTAAACGTTACAGTAAATACATCTGAAGGATCAACTATCGGAGCCGCTCAGAATCCTTACGGTAATGAAAAAATTGCCGATATAAATACCATACTTCAAGCTCGTGGACTGAGTTCAATATCAAACCCAATTGTTATTGGAGCTCTACCATATGAGGCTATGAACTTAATCTATTGGTTTGTAACATCAGATAACTTTGATGGTATATTTGAGTACAACGAGTTAACAGGAGATACTGTATTAGTATTAGGTAGTACTACCGGACAACTTAACTTTAATGGTCGATATATTATCACCGGAGTTAATTACATATATAACGATGATGGTAGTTTGTTATTTTGGACAGATGGTTATAATCCACCAAGACGTATAAATATCAGCAGATGTAAGACGTATAACATCAGTGATCCTAAGATTGATGATGATATCAATGTTGTACTTAGACCGCCATTAAGTGCTCCTTATATTAGATTATCAAATACTAACACTGTAGACCTTAGGCCAAATAATATTGAGCAGAAGTTCTTATACTTCAGTTATCGATTTAAGTATGTTGATAACGAGTATAGCGCTATGTCTCCATACTCAGCCGTATGTTTTCACCCTAAGCAATTTTCTATTGACGTAGAGACTGGTGAAAATAAGGGGATGGTAAACATCTACAATCAGATTAATTTAGAGTTTGAGACTGGGAATGAGTTTGTTAAAGAGATTCAATTGCTTGTAAGAGATACAAGCGGATTAAACGTTCGAATTGTAGACTCATTCAATAAGGATGAACTAAATATATCAAATAATGCCTCTTATGGTTTTACGTTCATGAATAACAAGACGTATGCAGCGCTACCGGCTGATCAGACGACTCGTTTATTCGATAACGTTCCATTATTGGCTTCGGCACAAGAGATTGTTGGTAACCGATTAATCTATGGAAATTATACTCAGTTTAGAGATATTACTTCATGTGATAATGAGTTTATTAATATCAACTATAAGGTAGGTTATAGCTCTGAAACTATAACATCAGGCACACCTGCACAGACATTTAGAAGTGATCGTGACTATGAACTTGGCATTGCTTATGCTGATGATTATGGACGCATGACTACAGTACTTACTTCAAGTAATACTAACGATATAAATGATAAATCTAGTAGTGTATATATACCGCCTGCTGTTTCTGATCAAGCAAATAGCTTAGTAATGACTATAAATAGCCCTGCCCCATGTTGGGCAACTAATTATCGAATATTTGTTAAACAAGCAAGGGGTGATTATTATAATATCTTTCCAAGAACATTTATAAAAGAAGGTAACTATAGGTATTTCTTAATAAATGAAGCTGATCGTGATAAGGTTGTAGTTAATGACTATATTATATTCAAGACATTTGATAATGGACCTACTCATTCAAATAAGCAGTTTAAGGTTCTTGAACTTGAATATAAACAAGCAAATTTCTTAACAAATGCTGTAGAAGGTTTATATTTTAAAATAAAAGCCTCTGCTAATGATACTTTCTTAAGTTCTCAAGTACAAAATACTTACAATTGGTTAGGTAGTGGTAAAGGGCCAAAAAATAATTCTAGTGGAATTCCTACACCTGCTGTTGTACAGGGTAATATTTTTTATGTATCAGGGCCTGTTTATTATTCATCTACAGGCGACAATACATTACAGAATACGGGTCCTACAATTACCGTTAATAATACCCTATCTACATCATCTGGAGATTCTCGAATAACTATAGAAATACTACCAGGTGGAACTACTTTTAAATGGACAAATAGTGTAGATCCAATAAATCCTACTTGGAGCGCTCCTGTACAAATAACAACATCTACAATTCAAATATCATCTGTATCTACTCAATTATTTATATTGTTTAGCGCATCATCTGGCTATAGCGTTGGAGATAAATTTGTTTTTAACGTAAGAGGTGTAGTAAGTTTAAATGGAACGCCTAGTCAACCATCTGGATTTAATGGACTTCCAACTGCTCCATATTATTCAACATATAATCCAAATGGTAATTATTTAGCATCTTGGAATCCTAGTTATTATGGGGGTCATTCTGCTCTACTAGTTCCTGGATCTATATTCCCTGGTGCTGTTATATCTATAAATATTTTAAATGACGGTCCGGCTGTAAATGCTCCTGGTCAAAAAGCAAGTAGTATGTCTTGGACTTCTACTAATTATTATAGAGATATTGAGGAATGGTTTTGGATGTCAGGTGCATATCAAACATTTATACAATATAATCAATCTAACTCAAATATAGGGTCTGCCGCTGTTACATTTAGAAATGGGTCTAATAAAACTTCTGTTTTTAATGCAGGGACTAATGTTATTAAAGTTGAGCCTAACAATCCGCTTAAATGGATGCTTATAAGAGGCTTTGGTAAAAACAAAGGAAGTAGTCTAAACTTAATTCAAGCTGAAATTAAAGTTACACAAACTCCATCAAATAAACAATTAATCGCTGAGACTGTTCCAAGAGAAAGTGATCTTGATATCTTTCATGAATTAAGCCATACCTATCCTATTGAGAGCGGTAAACATATTGTACTTTGGCATTATGATATATCAATATCAGATACATTAGGTACAAGATTATCTAATATAGATCATAAATTCCCTCATTATTTTAGCGTAGGTGACATGGTTTATATTAGAGCAAATAATATACCTATTGGCTTCTATGAAGTGTTAGATACACCTGATAGATATACTGTTATAATTGACTTTGCTTTTCCAGGAACCGTTGAATCTGGAGCTATAGGTTTTAATGATACTGATCAAGATCAAGGGGCTGGGTTAAATCCTGCTCAATTAAATATTAATAACTCTAACTTTAAGAATAGTGACTACAATGCTTTTGCATATGGTAATGGCCTTGAGTCATATAGAATTCTAGACGATTACAA